AGTTCGAGCATGCCGTCGCCAAAATAAAAGATTGGCTTTTCCTTGACAAACCCGTAGTCAATGACTACATTTACGAAGAAATTTAATTCAACATTCTATTCACATGGATACAAACAACAAACCAGCAGACCGCGTTTTCATCGGTGATGTAACGCAAGTCAAGTCATCAGCTCGTGTCAAGTTCACCCTTGCCGAGTTGGAAGAGATGAAGAAGTACGCAACAGACAAAGGCGCTGTCTATGTCTCAGTCGTGTTGACTCCTGACAAGGAGCGCTTCTCAAAGTCGAACGCTTGGGCATCCGTCTACGACCCACGTGCCGAAGGCGCTCAGCAAACCAAGTCGAACGACGTACCGTTCTAAAGGGTAAACTGTTTCATGATGTTAGGGGGTGGCCTTGGGTTAAGGGCTGCCCCCGCTTCATCTCATGAGAGACATCTACTACTACGAACTAAAGCTCCGGTACAAGAAAGGCAAGAAGGTAATCAGAGAGTACAGCGCGAAAGACTATGCTGTGACCAGTGCGGAAACTGAAGAGGACATCCTCAGGGGGCACACATGGGACAGGATGCACCGCAAGTACTACGGACCTAGATACGATGGCAAAGTCGAAATCAAAATTGAAGAGATACTCTCCAAGAAGAGAGTGGGTTCCAAAGTACGAAGTCAAGCGCCGTGATGTCGGCGACCTCATCAAGGTGAGGGACTCGTACTACCAAGCTATTGGTTACCCGTTCGACCCACATAACCGAGAGCAACGCAACGTCATCTTCCGGGTGGCGTTTGCAGAGGCAATGTTCCACTACTTCACAATCACGTCAATCGCCAAGGCTCTTGAGAAAGACCACAGCAGCGTGAGTTACTACGTGAAGAACTCATCACTCTACGATGGGTACTACGACTTCTACAAGATTCTCAAGGAGGCAGCTACCTGCATCTACCATTTGGAGGTGGGGAGTACAGCCTTGGGTATGAGACTCAAAGAAAATATCAAGCAGTATGTCGCAGAACTTGACGCCTGACATGTTTGAAGAAGAGGTGCGCAAGCAGCTGAGAACTATCCGTAGATTGTTGCTCGCCAAGAACGAACGATACGGCAACGCTGCGCTCAACCCAGCGCGTATCTTTAGCAAGGCTACCTCACACGAGCAACTGCTGGTTCGCATCGACGACAAGCTGAACCGCATCAAGAACTGGGGTGCAGACGACGTGGATGAGGACACACTTCTAGACCTGATGGGCTACTTGGTATTGCTAAGGATTAACATGAAACATGAAACAGGTGATAACGATATTCGAGGACATCTACAACAAGGCACCGCTGTACATCACAGTGGAAACAGCACTGCAACGCATCCAATCTGGCAAACAGAAGAAGAAGATTGAGCGTGTCCGTAGCGGGGACAAGGAAGCCAAGAAGCTCTTGCCCATCGTGCTGTGGAGCGGTGTGTTTAATGAACGCAATGACGAGTCGCTGCAGAAACATAGCGGCATCATCGTTTTAGACTTTGACCACGTTGGAGATGTGAACCAAGCCAAGTCCTGCTTGGCATACGACCAGCATGTTCTCGCATGTTGGACATCCCCAAGTGGAGATGGCGTGAAGGCAATCGTAGAGGTAAGCAATCCCGAAAGACATCGTGACCACTTTCGTTCCCTGTGTGATTACTTCCAGCGCAAGTACAACCTTGAGGTAGACCCCTCGGGTATCAACGAGTCTCGTGCGTGCTTTGAATCGTACGACAGCGACATCTGCATCAACGCATCACATACTCGCTTCGGCGGTATGTTATCGGAGCAGCCTGCAGAGCCAAGCCCTACCGAGGCGACGGGGCGTACTGATTACGAGAAGCTTCAGATAGCTGCTCAAATGATTCGGTACGCCCCCGATGGGGGCAAGCATGCAGCTTTAGTGCGTGCCTCCTACCTGATGGGTGGCTTCATTGCTGCTGGTCGGGTCGAAGAGGACGAAGCCTTTCGTGTACTCGTTCGTGAAATTGAAGCGCGGAATCCTCTCGACCTTGACCAAGCCCGCAAGACAATCGTCGATGGCATAGAGCAGGGCAAGCTCGCACCGATTGGTGAGATTACCCGTGAGCTCGAGAAGGTCAGGCACGAGATGCGGGTGAACGATGGGGATATGTCCTTCATCACATCAGACGACAGGGACTACGAGTGGATTCAGAAGTTCATCGCAGGACAGATTGAGCTGGGCCTCGGTACAGAGAACGAGAAGTTCGACGAGTACTTCAGATTCAAGCGTGAGTTCCTCATGATTAACGGACACAGCAACGTGGGTAAGACTACCTTTACGCTGTGGCTGATGGTCGCTGCATCCATGTTGCATGGGTGGAAGTGGCTTGTCTACAGTGCAGAGAACCCGACATGGGCCAATAAGATTAAGGTGATGCAGTTCTGCATGGACATGCCTATCAAGCGCATGAACCACAAAGAACTTACGGCTGCACACGAGTGGGTGAACAAGCACTTCACGTTTGTTGACAACCACAGGAACTACAGTGTTCACGACATCCTTGTCTTCGCAGAGAAGATGAAGAACTACGAGGGCATCGACGGTATCTTGGTTGACCCCTACAACGCACTGCGTATTGACCTGAGCTCACACCGTGGACTCAGCACACACGAATACCACTACGAGGCAGCCAGCGAGTTCCTCACCTTTAGCAACAAGCATCAGGTTGCAGTGTGGGTAAACGCCCACGCCTTCACCGAAGCACAGCGCAGGAAAGGTCCCGATGGGTTGCCGCTTGCTCCTTACGCTGAGGATACAGAGGGCGGTGGTAAGTTCGTGAACCGTGCCGACGGATTCATTACGCTGCACCGCAAGACACAAGCAGAGGACTGGAGTGACAGGCGTACCGTGGAGATGCACGTACGCAAGGTCCGCATGACTGAGACGGGTGGCAACCCCACCGCACTAGACTATCCACTACGATTCGAGTTCAGCAAGCAGCAGTCAGGATTCAACTTCGTGAGCCCCGGGCCACGCCTGTTCCGTCCCCTGTGTGAATTGCTTGTGGGAAAACAGATGAAGCTTTGATGTTGTAATAACCCCAATGCACCTGTAACTTGCATCATGGCACGGCGTAAAAGCATGAACCGTGGTGGCAAGAAACTCAAGTCAGGTCTTGAGGTTTACTGTTACGACAAGTTGAAAGAAGCTAAGCTCAAGTTCGAGTACGAGCCTGAGAGCTTTACTCTCGTCGACAAGTTCATCTACCCCGGCATCTATTTCAAGTCGACCAACAGGCGACCTGACATGATGGATTACTCGGGGAAGATGGTCAGGAAGATGGAGTACACACCGGACTTTGTGTCTCACGAGCACAAGTTTATCATCGAAACCAAGGGGTACCAGCGTACCCAGCACGGGTTCCCACTTAGGTGGAAGCTTTTCTTAAAGCAGATGGTTGAGACCGGGAATGGCGACTACATGTTGTTCGTGCCAAAGAACAGCAAACAAGTAGACAAAGTCATTCAAATCATCAAGGATGAAATTAAGAAAGCTAAGTGAACTGTACTCGTTCTCCACGCAGGAGATTCAGAGGCTCACAACAGAGCTGTACGAGTCGCTGCATGACGATGCAGGCAACCCCATCTCCTCTACTGAGGAGGTATCGGAGTTAGTCAAAGACTTCCGCATGAAGGTCAACATTGAGGTGGCAACTGTCAAGGATGCCTGCCTTGAATACAACCACTCATGAGCAAGAACTTCCTTAGAGACCAAGAGCTCGGTGACCTCGGGGAGCAGCTGTGGGCTGCATGGATTAACGCCAAGGGGGGTGACGCTGTCATCTCTCAGAACGGGCTAACTGAGAATGGAGAGACGCGCAACTGGGATGTGTACGACCAAACCACCGGGGTGTACTACGAGGTCAAGGTGGACATCAAGGCGCACTACTGGGCCAAGAAAAGAGGAGAGCCAGTCAATCTGTTCCTCGAATACGAGACAGTAAAAACCCACAAGCCCTGTGGGATTATGAAGACTGACGCTCAGTACTTGGTGTACATCGTGCGCAATCCGCAGGACCTTCACATCGCATACACCTTTGACTTGGAGATGCTGCGCGATTATCTTTGGGACGCACACAAGCTCAAGAGATTCCCTATTCGCAAGCCTGTGGTGCACGGAATCGGCAACGTGAATGGCTGGACACCACCTGTGCACGAGCTTGTAAACGATAAGGAGGCTGGCTTTATCAAGCTCTGCATCCTTCCACTCTCACTTCTAAACCCATCAAATGAAACAAACGTATCGGAACTGTCGCTGCTTGAGACAGAAAATCGACAGCTTGCTTCAGAGTAACGCGTCGTATCAAGCGCACAACATTGGGTCAGGAACTACCCCAGAAGAGAAAGAGGAGGTGAACCGCTACTGTTACGAGCAGTTCATCCTCCCCATCAAAGACTTGGACAAAGACTTCTTTGAGTCTATCAGCTGATAATCTTTGCGCCCCCTGCCATGGTCATACCAACCATGTCCTTTGGGTCACGCATCAGCTTCATAGCTCCGCCTCCCTCGTACTCTGCCTCTCCGCCCATCTTGCTTTGCTTGTACTCAGCAATCATGGCCTTGGCCTCTTCCTCTGAGACGCCGTGCTTCTCGACAATCATCTTGACGACCTCGGCTTCAGCAGGCATGTCCTCCATGCTATCGAGCATGCTCATGACTTCGGACTTCACCTCGCCGCCTTCTTCGTACATCATGCCTCCCTTCTTCATGTCGTCCATCTTCTTCTTGGTCTTCAGACCTCCGGGGTTGCCAGCGCTGTAACTTCTTTCGTGGTCACCCACTGCGCTAAAGTCTTTAGTCACTGTACCAAGAGCTGGGTTTGGCACCATTTGCTCCTTCTGAACAGTGTCGAAGAACTCCTTTGTTGAAGAACCCGCAGCTCTCAGCTGCATGTCACCGATGCTTCCTCGGCTAATTTGCTGGAAGTCTTTCTTCATTTTATTGGACAAAGGGTCGCCCACTTGGCCAATATCAGCCATTGATTCTGGAGCCTTCAGCTCCTTCTTGCGCATGTATTTTTCGTTTGCCATGTTGCAAATATAAGTTATTTAGTCACAACCTTTTTGGCGCAGTTCGTCCACCAAAACCTGTAGCTGTTCTACGTCTCTTTCTACGTGGTTAAGACGAAGGTTTTGTTCTGCGTCATCGGGCAGGCTACCCATCTCTCCGCGTGGCCACTTGACCCTGAACTCTGAGTTAAGTTCAATCTCTTGGTTGTGACGCATGGTCTCAATCTCTAGGTGAGAGAGGGCTGACATGATTGTAAAGTAAACCCACACAGCGCCACCTACCCCAACAACAATCTGAATCAACCACTTAATGTTGATACCAAAGTTCGTGTTGTCGTCGAGCTTCACTCCACTTTGTTTTTAGCAAGCAACAACTTAATCTCTTGGATGTCTTTGAGCAACTGCTTTACGTTATCCTTGAACTCCTTATTGTCTGCCTCTAAGGCGTACACTCTGGAGCTGAGCTTGTTGTAATCAGCTTGGAACTTAATCCAGCCCATGACAAGGGCACCGGCTACTGTTAAAAATTCAAAGTGGGTCAAGTTGTCTAACATGGCTTATCCGCTACAAGACTCGCAGTCTTCTGGGTTGTCAATACTGCAGGTAATCTTACCTGATTCAATCTTCTCTTCTTGTTTCTTTAACTTGCCTTGGTCAAGGAAGCTGATGTCTCCGAAGTCTTCTTCGTTCATCTCTTAGATTTCTCAATGGTTCTACCTGCGAAGTATGCACCAAATGCTGTGAGCATAAGGATTTCGAGCAAAGATACATAGGAATCTTTTACGTTAAATGGCAGATTGTCAAGCGAGTCGAGCACCATTGTTACCATGAACATCGACATAAGCGCAATCAAAGTGACTGGTCTGATGAGCTTTGCCAGCTTCACGTCGCTACCCATGTCGGCCTTCCACCGCTCGGTGACGTTGTTCTGAAACTGTACCTCAGCCTCTACTCTTGCCTTGGCCTCTGCTGGGTCAACACTTGGCTCGTTGTCAAGCAGGTTCTTTACGATGCCCAAGCCCCCTTGGTCTGGGAGCAAGTCAGCAACCTTGTCGAGTACACCGGGGGCAGCGGTCTTCAGCCACTTGCCAAGGCCTGTATCTTTAATCTTTTTTCCTTCCTTCATACTGTTCCAAGTATTGTTTGTTAAATGAGAGCACAAGTCTGAGCATCTCCTGTTCTAGTTTGTCGACCTCTCTCGCCTTGAGAGCCGGGTCAATGTCTCTATCCTTGATGGCTCTGATGTCTTTACGCAGTCTCTGCAAGGCCTTGTCAATCTTCCTGCCTTCAGCTTCGAGGGATGCAGCTGCTCGCGTTCTTGGCTCGTCAATACTTAGCTCCTCTCTAGCCTTGACCGCCTGCTTAACAGTAGTTCTGAACTTGTAGTAGTCGGCCATGTCTACGCGAGAGTTGTAGGTGCCGTACCCAACGCGAACAATCGGCATCGTAGAGAGCACCTTTCCTGCTACCTCGTCCTTGTCGTCGGAGTATCCTTGCAGGTGCTGCACTGGGGTCTCGACAGACTTGTAGGTGTTCTTGAGGAACCTGTATCCACCACCACCGTAGTACTCGAAGGCGTGCCAGATTTGGTCTGGAGACATATCAAGGTATCCCTTCTCGAACTCGTTACCACCTGTCACTTCGTTCAAGAACATGGTGACATCGCGCAGCCACTCAGGTGAGCGCGAGCCCAGCGAGGACATAGGCATGTTCTGCCCGGGCGCATTCTCCTTGTACACCTGAGTTCCGAAGTAGCTTTCGTTCATGTAGATTTCTTGGAACGGTCTCAGGAACGTAGGGGTGAACGCCTTACCTGCCTTACGCAGAAGCGTGCTTGACTCACCAAACGAGATTGGAATGAAGGAGTTAACCATACCTCCGACCATGAACGAGCCAGCATCTCCTACGGTTCTGATGCCAGTAGCCGCTTCGTATGACATGGTGCCCATGTTGTGGAAGATGTTGTATCCATAGGGCAAAGGAATCTTGATGTAGTCCTTGCCACCAATCATTACAATCATGTTGCGCTCCTTGACGTAGTCAGGAATCTTTTCGTAGAAAGTTCTGCCGTCCTCGTCCTCGTCAGAGATGG